TTAATCGGAGCCCTCGATCAGGCTAGCAACTTTGGCCAGCAGGGTGCTTGCGGCGTTGTCCGTAAACTGCTGCCCTTCCTCGATGTAGCCCCGCACCGCCCCGTCATGCTTCCAGCCGCCCTGACGCTTGATCTGCGCAAAGTCGACCTTCTCCCGCGCGGCGGCGGTGGATAAACCGCGCCGGAAGCTGTGACTGCTCAGGGTCGGCACGAAGTCCAGGTCGCAGGTTTCCCCGAGCGCCTTCAGGATACGGTTCACTGACCCGCCTGAGAGGGCTTGGGGTTGCAACCGATCCCAGCGATTGACGGCTCGAAAGACGGGTCCTTCGTGAATGCCCGCGCGCTTTAGCCAGTTTTCGAGGGCACTGACCGGGCAGACCGGCCCGTTGCCCCGAGGCAGGGCCCGCTTTAGCCCCTCACCGTGAGGATCCGTTTTCGAGCGCGGCAGAGTCACCACAAGCCCTTCCGGCTCCCACGACAAATCCTCCACTTCAATAGTCACCAACTCACTGCGGCGAAACGCCCCAAAAAAACCGACCTGCAGCAGGGCCCAGTCGCGATGCTTCTTGAGCGAGTCAGGCTGCTGCTGGAGTGTTTGCAGAAAGACGGCAATGTGTTCGAGGCGCAGCGCCCGGGCTTGCCGTTTCGGCCGACCATGGACGCGACGAATCCCTTCCAACGTTTTGCGCACGCCAGGGTCCCGAGCGGGATCACGCAATCCCTGAGTCTGGTGCCAGCGCCCCAGGGCCGTCAGGTAGACATCCAGCGTGCGAGGATTAAGCGCGACTGCCTGGTCGGACAGGTAGGCCGCCAAGGTCGCCGGCTGTGTCGGTAGACGTCCGCCCCAGCGCTCAAAGCTTCGAATGGCCGCACGGTAGGTTCGGCGCGTGTTGTCCGTGGTGGCCATGTGGATGTACCGATTAGCCGAATCGGCTAACAGGGTCTTTTCCGTATTACGTAATGTGGACCTGGTGGTGGGTTTTGGATCCATGATCACTCCAATTCGAGGCGTGCTCTCAAGAGCCGGTGGTGTACCGGTGTTACAGGGGCAGAATAGAGCAGACCACACTCTAACGCACGTTAATGCACTTTAACGTGCGTTATGTTTCTTAAATTAACTTTGTTAATTATCTCATAAATAACGTAATATTACATATCACGTTATATGAAAAAAATGAGGCATGTCATGGCCCGCGCCGGAATTACCTACCAGGATGTCGCCAACGCTGCGCAACGCGTCCGCCAACGCGGTGACGAGCCTACTGTCGACCGGGTGCGATCGGAACTCGGTACCGGCAGTCGCAGCACGCTTGGGCCAATGCTGAAACGTTGGAAAACAGGCAGCGAAGCCGCAGCGCATCTGAACGGACTCCCGGCTGACTTGGTGGCCGCCGTGAAAGCCCTGCATGAGCGAGCTCAATACGCGGCCGATGAACGTATTACGCAGGAGCGCGAAGCGCACCAGACGCTGGAACAGCAATGGCGCACCGAGCTGGAAGAGGTGCGGCAGCGGTGCGAGTCACTGGAAGAGCAACGCTGCGGACTGGAGAAGGCCAATGAAGCGCTTCGCAACGAAAGCGATGCCCAGGCCCACGCTCTGCAACAGGAACAGCACCGGGCGGCCTCACTCACGTCCAAACTGGAGGCAAGTCAGGAGAAACTCAGTGAGACCACTGCAACCGTCCAAGAGATGAAGCAGGAAAACCGCGATATCCGCAGCCATTTCGAGCACTACCAGCAGGAGATTGCCGAGGATCGCCGTCATGAACGGGATCAGTTTCACAGGACCCAGTCAGGACTGGAGGGTCAGGTGGATCAGCTGACGCAGCAGCTCCGTTCCAGCGAACAGGATCGCGACACGCTGAGACAACATCGCGACCAAATAAACCAGCGCTATAAGGCCAGTCAGGATCACGCTGAAAACTTGAAAGAAAAGTTGCACGCGAGCCAGGCCGTCATAACACAATGGGCAACGCGAACAGAAACGCTGGAAGCGACAGTCGACCGCCTCCAGCTGGAGCGAGATAGCGACGCCGAACACCGGGAGAAGCTTGGTGCGGCCCTAACGGATTCTGAAAAACATCTCGCGGCCTGCCAGCAGCGGATCTCCGACCTCAGAGAGCGCGTGGCAGCGGCTGACGACCGAAACCAGTTCCTCAACGATCAGAACCGCGAATTACTCCAGGAGAAAGCTGTCCTCCAGGGTCAATTGAAACAACTTCAAACAAGCCTGGCTAAATAGCCGGTGATTGACGGCCCGATCAGCCCTGAGAGTTGCAAGCAATGCCACTCGCGCAAGGAGAAGTTAGATGTCTACCGTGATCTTTGGCAGGCTGCGATAGTTTAGGGTTTGTAAAACAGATGGTTAACGGGCTTTTTGGAGGATTTCGTCAGAATCGTTGCCGTTCCTGGTCTTCACTCAGGTAGACCGACGCCGTATACGGAAAGGATTCATTGAATTCCGGGACGGACTGATCATCGTAGTACACCTCCATCTTCCAGGTAATGCTGATCGTGTCGTTCGGTGAAAAATGATCCTCAGGATCACCGGTGCCAGCAGCAATATTGAAGACGGTTGGCTCTAATGGGGCCTCAGAGAATTCGAAGACCAACTCCCTCTCTTCAACATCCGGTGCCGGCGCCGAGGGACCAGAGCTTGATGAAGAACCCCCTCCCCCGCAAGCAACGAGGGTCGAGCAGGCCAGAATCAGACAGAGCGATTGTTTTGTTTTCATGGTGATATCCGAGTCAAAAACCAGATCTTAGGCCTGGCTCATGCCGCGGATGAGATTCAAAAAGTCAGTGACCTATGACCGTTTAGAATGCGGGGACAAAAAAAGGCCTTCCCGCAAGCGGAAAGGCCAACCCTCACTCTCTCTCACCCAGGAGCCACGCTCGCTAGTCATTTCAAGATCTCATGGAAATCTTCGCGGCCAACCCCCGGTAAGAAGAATTTTCAGGTTTATTTCCGACCCAGAATATCTTTACCAGGTTTTCGTCGAAGCATTGGCTGTTTGCGATCCATCACACCCAGTACTGAGGATGAGTCTCCGAGACAGATGCCCACCATATACACCCCGGGCCCCAGGCGCTGATAAGGTTCAAGCAAGTGGCGGCGCCAAGACTCAATATCCAGAAGTACAGGACGGACCGAAGGTAGCTGCCGAACCACTTCACGATCGGCAATACCGATCCAATTACCTATCTCAATGCCATCAGCCGTGCAAAACCCAATCGGTTCGCAGCTCGCGAAGGCACCGAGTTCTTTGTAAACACAATTGTGACGGCGTCTGAATTCCATGAAATATATACTGTTTGAATATACAGCATTATTGCAGATGGACTGCCTTCCAGGCTAACCAGAAAAAGATCAACATTGTAGCGCGCCAAAAGACGTGGGACAGAAGAACAAAATAAATGAGACATGGCAGGTGAGGAGAATCAGAGTACACGCCTTACGCTCCGCCACTAGAATCTCAAAGAGTTATTGTATCTCGATCAGCGGTGCAATTTGCTCTCCAATGTACTGCCCTATAAGCGTATAACCAGAAACGTTGGGGTGAATCTGATCCAACGTGAAAGACAGGGCCGCATATATCTCGCCGGGCTCACGAATTCCACTTTCCATAATGTCGACAAAAATATCAGCCGACCTGAAGTTGCTGTACTTCCGGTTCCAGTAGTCGAAGTACTCCGCGCTAAACGGATAGTTGCCAGAGCGCGTGTTAGGCACTACGCACCCCAGGTTGACAACCAAGGCGGCGGTGTTCTTAGCACGAGCTAAAGTCTGGCCGATGTTGTCGTTGCGCGTGCCGTAAGAAATATTGGCTCCGAAGTCGTTATGTGCCGACCCGTTGATGAACACTTTAGCCCCGTCAACTAGCGCCTCGTCAACGCGATTTACTATGTCCGTGGAAGTCTCGCTGCCCACGCCGTGGTTAGCCACAAAATTGTTGCGAAGCGTCGGGAAGCTGGATTTCAAGCTGGCTCTAAGGTGCGACTGCCACGAACTCTGGTAGTTGTCCACGCCTGCATAGAACGAAGGGTCGGGGTCGTAGCCATTATGACCCGCACAAACACTATCACCAATTGAAGTAAAGTTGGGGCGGCTTGCCTGCAGGTATTGGATGAAGGCCGTCCCGCTATAAGCGGTGCTGTCGGTTCTGACGGCCAGCTCGGTTATCGGGCTCTGGGTCGTTCCGTCATGAACTGCTGCCGAACCAAGCAAAACAAGATCGGCGCCGTTATCGTCGTAAACGCTGACATACGCCGAACCCGTCGAGGTGGCTTTGAACCAGTCGATTACGAACTTAAAATCGCCTGTGAAGTCTTGACCCGTAAGAAGCACGCTAGATGAAACAATGGTGCCCCCAGCATCTCGGGTGATTATGGACAGGGTACCGGCCTCTCGGCTTTCTGTGTCGCCGTTGTAATTAAAAAACAGTATGGCGTTGCCGCCATCTTCGTAGTTCAGGCGAACCGACGTCCAGTTTGTCGTGACATCGGAGCGAACAGACCCGTAACAAACAAGCGTTTCGTTACCCACGGCACGAATGGGCAAGTAAACCGAAGAACCGGCGCCGGTTAGCTCCAGTTCGCCCGTGCCTAATGACAGGCTGCCCGTATCGCCACTGAACGGAGAGATCGAATCGCCGTTGCTGATCCCATAAGCGTTTTCGTCCAACTGAACACTGAAACCGCCTGAAGGACCAGACCCCGTCAAGGAAACCCAAGGCTGCCAAACGCCGGCGGAGTTTCGAGAGCGAACTGCTAGATCGCTAGATTCCAGCGCGAAATTGAGCTGAGAGGCGCCGCTGGTTTCTCGTTCAACATGGATGACAGTGCCGGGCTCGTAGTAAACATTTGTGGAACCTGCGGGAACTTTATAGAAACCTGTTTCATCCACATCATTAAAATCGGTACCGCTGTTGGGTTCGATCGCTAGACTGGCCTCATAGCCCCATTGCCGCACCCAAGCACCTGATTCGCCGTCCTCTCCGTCAGGAGCTTTGTATATCTCCGGCTCACTCACGACTTCAGCTGAAAGGTCCTGGGAATCAAATGCCCAAATAGCAGGCTCATTGCCCGCCTGGCTTACATGCCACCCGTCAACCGGTGAAGAAATCGCTGTCATTGCCGCGACACTATCAACAGCAATGACGCGACCAGAAAGAAGATCCGCCAACTGAAATGGGTCCTGTTTATCTAGCTCTCGACCTCCCGCCTCGATAGCATTAGCGATTTCTTCCTGGACCGCATTGAGCCACTCAGCTGAAACAACCGTTGCGCGAGCGCCTTCTGAAGGATCGCCCTCGGTGAACTTGTTGTCATTCGTAGCTCCTGGACCATCAATACGAAACATTTTTATTCCCCATAACTGAAGTTAACAACGGTATGCGCTGGCTTGAGTTGCTCTACTGGGCACTCCAACTGGTCTTCGCCCCAGCTGCGCACTGGTTCGCCGGCGGCGCTTTGGCCGGCGCTGAATTCGACTACGGCGGTTTCCGTCGCATTTACCATCCAGTGGTGAAGCCATTCATCGTTGGTCAGGCTATCGCCTGCAGCTGAGAATCCTGCCCTGAAGGGACGGTATTCGGTGATCGTTACCTGGTAGCCGAGGCTTTCGGCCAGCTCGATGAAATAGGCCGGGCTGGCCCCACCTACTCGGATGAGTTTGCCGTGGGCTGCCAGCCGTCGTTCCTGGATAGTTTCGGGCAAGGTGTCGCACGGGCCCGGCAGATCCAGGAGGCGCTCCCAGTCAGTGAGCAGTTCATTGGTGCTTTCTGGATTGCCTTCTTTGACCAGTTCGTGGAGACGACTGTCCAGGCGGGAATACTCTTCCGCCAGAGCCTGCAGCAACTGCTGCCAATTGCTATCCGATTGCTCCGGAAGGGCCTTGCCGGGCGGAGCCAGTGACGTCAGCTGATTGCGGTACTGGTCAGCACTTAGGCGGTCCATGTGAACACCCCTGGCGTCGCGATTTCATTGGTTTGGTGAGTGACATTAACCGCCGGGCTAACAAGAGTGTGTCGGCTCTCACCAGCAGCCACGTAGATGATCCCGTTCAGCTGACTGAGGTAGATGGTGGCGCCTGGTTCTGGATCACGGCGGAGGTAGTCCCGAACGGCCAGTTCGACCCGGTCACGGACGATCTGGGTATCCGGGACGATCGTTATTTCTAGGTCCAGCGGTACCGCTACCGGCGCGATCACATAAGGCACCGATGCCACCGGCCGCACTGATTCGATGTATGCCAGTACTGCGTCGACAACCTCAGTTGTCGGTGTACCATCGGCCGTGGCCTCATCGGTCATGATCCGGGTGGTGACGGATCCGTTCTCCAGTTCGTTGGGATAGACCCACGCCCGGGTAACGTCCGGGTGGCCCTCCAGTGCCCACTGGATGTAATCATCTTTGCTGCCGCCATGCGGCGGACGCTGTATGCGGGCCAGGAGTCGCTCACGCAGCCGCTCTTCCGTCTCCGGGTTGGTACCTCCGGTCAGGCCTTCAGCACCAACAGTAGCGGTACCTTCAACGCCTGAGGGGCTACTGACCAACTCCAGCTCGGTGCCGGCGTCCTGGTTGCCGTCTTCTCCAGTCTCTGCGGCCGTCACTGAAACCGTGGCGGTACCGCCGGCGATGGTTACCGCTTCATCGGTCAGGTACTCGGCGCCGCTCTTGGCCTGCAGGCGGGTGTCCTGGGGAATGACGACATCATCATTGCCTGCAAAGGTCACATCGCCAGTAGCCGCTGTTGGGTCGACTGCTGGCACGCGCCAGATACGTGCCCAGCGCTGCAGGTATTCGGACTCAGCGGTGTCTGGGAACAGCTGGGTGGCAAGGAAATCCAGGTAACCATAAAGCCCGTGGATGCCGCCGGCCTCGATGTCGGCCAACACGCCGAGCAGGGAGCGCCGGAGTTCCGGCTGAGCGCCAGGCAGACGTGCGCGGATATCGGCACGGATGCGCTCCTGGAGTTCACTCAGTGACGGACGTTCAAACGGCATTTAAAGGCTCTCCCAAAGGTTGTTAAAGCGCTCTTCAATGGCTTGGCCATTGGTGCGGATAATTCGGATCTTCAAACCCAGGCGATCGGTGGCCACCGTTTCTGCTCCCACCTCGATGCTGTTGGCGATTCCGTCTTCGCGGAGCCATTCCAGGGATTCGGCGGCGTAGGTTTCTGCCCGGCGCCGAACCTCGGCCAGGTTCTTCTCACGAGAGAGGAGCCACAGGCGGGATCCAAAGCGATCGCCACCGGCCCGGGCCAGCATGTCTGCCCACCAGCCGCGCCGATCATCACTGCCGTCTGGTAGGACATCGCCGGGATTCGCTCGCCGATCGGTGAGCAGGGACAGGACCACAGCAGTGCGTAGGCCGTCGTCTGCGACCAGGTCGCCATTGTTCAATTGGATGTCGATGCGGCCGTCAAAGCCTGGCTGAAGTGCGATATCGGTCATTGCGCCGGCCCCGTGGTTCCGCCTGAATCACCAGGGTGGGTGTGACCTTTCAGGGAAATGGTGTCTGCCGTGACATCGCCCCCCGTAACGCCGAGGTTGCCGGCAACCGAAGCGCCGGAGCCGCCGCTGACTGCCATTCCGCCTTGTCCTACGATTGCCCCTTGCACAGTCAGTGCACCGGTGATGGTGACCTGTGGCGTGTCCAGGGTGACCGTCTGAGTCGCGGCCACCGTGGCGTTATCACACTGGCCAGTAATCTGCGGCGCAGTGGCCGCAATCTTGGTGGCGGCATCGACGTTGACGGATCCGCCGGCGGTCACGTTGGCGTTGTTGCCCACAACCACTTCCAGGTCCTGGCCGACGTTCACCTTCACGATGCGGCCGCGCTTCATGTGGATGTAATCCCCCTCGTCGGTGTAGAGGGCCACCTCGCCGTTCTGCAGGTTCTTCATCCGGTACCGGCGATCGTCCACCGCGATGGCCACCAGGTGGCCACGGGATCCGCCGACGGCCAGGGCGATCGCCTCGGCACCGTCCAGCGGCCGGCAGGTGAAACCGTATTGCTGGAACCGTTCCATTGCGGCTGCCTCACCGGCCAGCAGGTCCAGCTGCACCACCTGGAGCTTGCGGCCGTCGTCAGACAGCCGCACAACACCCCGGGAAACGATCAGGCGCAGGCGGCGCCAGACGGGAGCCAGCAGGCGGACGATGTCTCTCATCCCCATACAGATTCCTCCTCTTCCGGCTCCGGCTCTGCGGTCAGATCCCAGGCAGATGGCGGAACCACCTGGGCCTCGGCGCGCTCACCCTGGCCATCCAGCACAAGCTGAACGCCTTCAATGATCATGTCGTCCTGGATGCCCAGCCAACGGTCGCGCACGGACACCTCAAAGCCAGGCGTCCACAGACCGCTATCATGTCGCCAGCCGGCCACGGTGTAGGTCAGCCCACGGCCACGGCCGCGACGGCGGCGGGTTTC